GAGTACTGCTATCTGGACGGGCAGGAAGGCCCGGTCATCGAGCAGAAGGCCGGCTGGGAGACCGACGGCTTCGAGTTCAAGTGCAAGCACCGCTTCGCGGCCGCGGCCGTGAACTGGCGCGGGCTGGTCAAGAGCACCGGCGCCTGATCGCAACCAGCAGCATCCAGGAAAAACACAATGAACAGCTTCGACAAGCACGGAGACACCCTCACTGTGGTGGCTCCCTACGCCGTCGCCTCGGGCGGCGGTATCAAGATCGGCGCGCTGATCGGCATTGCGTCCGGCTCCGCGCCACTGGGCGGCCAGGTCGAGATGAAGCGCACGGGCGTCTTCTTTCACGCGGCACCGTCGGCAGACGTCTGCACGACCGGCACCGAGCTGTACTGGGACGACACCGCCAAGCTCTTCACCACCACCGCCACCTCCAATACGCTGGCCGGTGCTGCTGCAGCCCCCAAGGCCGCGGGCGCCACCACGGTGTCGGTCCTGCTGGATGGCGTGATCCGCTGACCAGCCCCAGGCCAGGCCATGTCGATCGACGCCGACCTCCTCGACCTGCCGCTGCGCTCGCTGCGGCCGGTCCTGAGTCGTGCGCTCGATCGACACCTGGCCAACGCTGCCGGCACCATCGGCGGCGCTTCGATGCGCGGCATCTACCGCGCCGAGTGGACCCCGGTGCAGGGCGAGTGGGGCCACGTCACCGGCTCCACCCGCTCGACACTCTCCATCGACGCCGACACCCTGCAGGCCGGATTCCCCCGCCAGCCGCCAGCCCCTGAGGGCAGCGCATGGCACGAGGGATCGTCCCCCCTGTACCTCACCGACTCCGACGACCAGATCCTGACCGACTCCGACGACCAGCCGCTCACCCTCGGTGAGCGCGCCTCCGGCATGTCCGTCGTCATCACCTCCGGCGAGGGCCTCGGCGCCTACACCATCGCCGAGGCACACCCAGCCGATGGTGGCCGCGTCCTCCTCATCCTGGAGGCCGCATGAGCAGCAGCATCTACCTGCAGCTCGCCGACGTGATCGCCGACGCGCTCCAGGCCGATCCCCGCTGCGGCACCGTGCGCTACGGGCGCCCCGGCTCGACCCCTTCCACCGTCGATCGCTGCGTGAGCGTCGATGTCGGCCCGTCGCTGCCAGCCGGCACAGTGTTCAGCGGCGACGACTGGGTGACCACCGCTTACCTCTGCTGCGAGGCCCGCCCGATCAGCGGCGTCCACCGCTCGGCCGCCCATGCCGCCGACGAGCTGGGCACGCTGGTCCGCGAGCTGCTCGCCCTCGATCGCGCAACGTCCCTCGGCGCCGCTCTCGTCGCGCTGGGCGTCTATGCGTACCAGTCAGACCAGCCAGGCGTCGGCCTCACTGACCGCTGCGAGGGCGCCATCGCCCGCGACGTGCAGCCCGGCACCGTGCCCGTCGGCATCGAGTCGTTTTCCCTCCGGGTAGTCCACCGCATTGCCCGGTCCACCTGAGCCGCCGCGCTCGCCTATCCCTCCTGACCACCATGCCGCAAACCGCCATCGAATCCTACGCACTTGACATCGACGCCGATGTCTACGCCGCCGTCCTGCGCCAGGCCGCCGACGCTGTCCTCGCACGCCTGAACAGCAAGCTGGCCACCGAGACCGCCGCCCGCCAGAGCGCCGACAGCATCCTGTCCACCCGCATCGGCGAAGTCGAAGTCGACGTGGTCACGCTGCAGGCCGATGTCGATCTGCTCAAGTCGAGCAAGCTGGACACGATCAGCCTGGAAACCCAGTTCCGCGACTGGCTGAACCGCCCCGAGCAGCTCGCCCTCCTGGAAGGCGCCGTCATGAGCTGGAACGGTGGCAGCTACAGCGTCTCCAGTGTCCTGGCCTCGCTGCTGGCCAAGCCGATCATCGTCAGCACCGCCGTCGTCTCGCGTGACACCGACTACTACCCGGTCACGATGCGCACCACGCTGGCCGCCGGCCAGGTCTGCATCTTCGGCCGTGCGGTCGAAGTCGTCGCCGCGGCGGACCCCGTCGAAGGCATCTTCGAGCGCCGCCGCTACACCTACACCTGCCCCGACTTCGCCGGCCAGTCCGTCGCCCAGTCGCTGACCTGCGACATCGTGCCGGTGTACAGCCTGGCCGAGCCGGGCATGGTGCTGTTCACGCACCCGCAGGTCGTCGAGCGCACGAACATCCTGTTCGACCTGACGGCCGGCTTCACGGGCCGCACGACCGTGCCGCTGTCGCCGCTCGACCTCAACGCCGACGGTCACATCGGCGCCGTGCCGCCGCCGCCGAACCCGGAGCCGGTGCCGTCGCCGACGCCGGCCCCGGCTCCGGAACCGGCTCCCGCGCCGGCCCCCGGTGCAGCCGAGCTGATCGCGCTGCAGGCGGCACAGCAGGGGCTGCAGTCGGCCAATGCTGACGTGACCACCGCCGACGCGCTGGCTGACCAGACCGAGGCATCCGCCGCCCAGGCTGTCGCCGCCCGTGATGCTGCCCAGCAGGCGCTGACGGACGCGCAGGCTGGTGGTGATGCCCAGGTCATCGCCACCGCGCAGGCCGAGTACGACGCCGCCGCCGCCCACGCCGCGAGCGTCACCGCGCAGGCCGAGCAGCAGCGTGCGCACGTCGGCACGCTGGAGACCATCGCCGCGGCTGCGCAGCAGACCGTGGACAACGCGCAGGCCGCCTACAACGCCGCCATCGCCGGCTGAGCCTGACTGCTGGGTCGGCCATCGCGGCCGGCCCAGCCCTACTGATCCCATCCGAAGGAAAGAACCGCTATGCCACGCAGCACCCGCCAGTGCCTCATCATGTGCAAGGTCGAGACGACCCCGGGCACCGAGGCTGCACCAGCCGCCGCCACGGATGCCATGCTGCTCACGGGCAAGCCGGACATCACGCCGCTCGACATCAAATGGGCCGAGCGTGATCTGCTGATGCCGTGGTTCGGCGGTTCTCAGGCGCTGGTCGCTGAGATCAACGCCAAGGTGACGTTCTCGGTCGAGCTGTCCCTAAGCGGTGTGGCGGGCACTGCAGCAGCCTGGAGCCCGTTGCTCCGTGCCTGCGGATCCGCACAGACGCCGCTGGCGACTCCTACCCGCATCGAGCATGTGCCGCTGACTGCCAACCCGGACCCGGCTTCGCTCACGATCTACTTCAACGACTCGGGCGTGCTGGGCAAGCTGGTCGGTGCGCGTGGCAGCGTCAAGATTTCGGCGAAGAAGCACGAAACGCCGAAGCTCCTGTTCGAGTTCCTGGGCGCCTACCGGCCCATGACTGCTGCGGCGATTCCAGCGGCGACGCTGACGATGTGGAAGCCGCCCTTGGTCATGACCGCCAGCAACGTCACGGACATCACGCTGGGCTGCACCTACGCTGCGGGCGTGCTGTCCGGTGGCACGGTGTTCGGCTCGACGGGCCTGGAGCTGGACATCGGCTCCAAGTACTCGATTTTCTCGACGCTGCGCCGCTCGGGCTGCGAGATCAACGACCGCAACTCGACCATCTCGTTCGAGCTGGAGCTGGACGCAGCGCAGCAAGTCGCCGCCGCGTCGGACATCGCAGCCAACGTCACGACCGGCATCGGCTTCACGATCGGGTCGGCGGCTGGGAACAAGCTGGTCCTGTTCGCGCCCGCCATGCAGCGCACCGCCATGAAGCTGAGCGACCAGGACGGGACGCGCCTGATCGGCTTCGATGGCCGCCTCCTGCCGGTCTCGGGCAATGACGAGTGGCGCATCGTGCAGCTCTGAGCCTGCTGGTCCCGTTCACTCTGCGCCGTCGTCCTCATCCCCCCTCCATCACATCGTACCTACCATGGCATTTCAGCTTCTCATCGCCAACATGCTGACGTTCGCCGTCTGCATCCTGCTCGACAGCGGCGCCAAAAACCCGCTTCGCTTCGGCTTCGACCTGACGATCAAGCGCCTGTCCCAGTCCGAGCTGGACAAGCTGGTGGAGCAGCCCGAGGACGCAAAACCCTTCTCGGCGCGGGATTTCCTGCTCGACCATTGCACCGACTGGAGCGGGCAAGCACTGGTCGCAGGCCCCGACGGAAAACCAGTCGAGTACAGCCGCGAGGCGCTGGCCGCGATGCTGGAGTTGCCCGGTGTCGCACAGCAGATCCTGGATCAGTACGTGCTCGCCCGGTACGTGTCCGACGGCAAGGACGCCCGCGCAAAAAACTGAGCCGGGCCGCCTTGCTGATGGCGCAGGGCAAGTTCGTGCGCCACCAGGACACCACCGCGCAAGCGGTGGACGACGAGAAAGCCCGACTCGCCCAGATGCTGGCCCAGTTCGGGGCCTACGCCGACGACCTCGACGCCGCCGTCGGCCCGCCGCCCAGGCCGTGTTACCTCTGGCCCGAGAACCTGCCCATCTGGCAGGTCTGGTTGACGGTGCAGACGCAGTGGCGGGCAGCAGGGATGACCGGCGTTCGCACCGGGTTGGATTACGCGGCAGTGCTGGCCGTCATAGACCGGCTGGTGCCGCCGCGGCGCAAGCGGGCGTTCGCGTTCGCGGCGGTGTGCGAAATGGAGTCCACCGTGCTGACGTATTGGGCGGATCAACAGGCCACAGGCCCGAAATGACGCGATGACGCAAGGCAAGGAAATCAAGTTCTCGTTGCTGCTGGACGGGTCGCAATACACCGGCGTCCTGTCCTCGGCAGAAGCTGCGACCAGGCGCTTCGGCGACACCGCCGCGAACACCAGCCGCCGCGCCAGCGACGCCCTGCGCAGCATGGCCGATGCCGGTTCGGCCGTCGCCGGGAGCAGCCAGCGTGCCGGCGACTCCGTGCGCAGCTACGCGGGTGGTGCCGACATCGCTGCCATCGCGCAACAGCGTTTCCTGGCCGGCCTGCAATCCCAGCTCGCCGTAGTCGGCAAGTCCGAAGCGGAGCTGCTCCAGTACCGCGCCGCGCAGCTCGGCGTCGGTCACAGCGCGCAGGCGCTCATCACCCAGATCACCGAGGCCCGTGCCGCAGTCGCCGCGAAGGCCACCGCCGATGCCGCCGCCGCAGCAGCAGCACGCGACCATGCCGCCGCCG